GAAATCCTTTATCACTCTTTCGGAGTTTTCTCTATATGCTTCTTCCAGATAAGGCTTTGACGGCAGTCCCTTGACTGCTCTTGCAAAGACCATCTTTCCATCCTCTCCCTTGAATGCCAGAATACGACCTTCCTTTCTTGGAGTTCGAGGGTCTTTCGTACCTTCGTGTATGAACTTTCCGTAATACTCATTGATCGTTCCTTTCTTGCTGTACTTTTCGAACACATGCTTGAGAGCCACATCAACTTCGCTTTTAGGGGCACGTCTGTCCTTGAATCTCACGATGCGGAGCTGTTTCTTGAGTCTTCCGCTTCGGATCGGCACTTTGTTGCGTGCGGATGAGAGCATCGGTCTGAGTGAAGACCTCAGAGCGACCAGCAGCATTCTTTTCTGCATGTTGTTGGGTAGCTGATCAAGGATTGCCTTGGCTTCCCGATATCCGTCAACCTTGATCTTGAGCATCACTTTTCACTGCCTTGAGATGCAGCCTCCATCTTCTTCCTTCCTCATGAACAGATACAATCTTCATGAGGGTATCGTTGTCATCGATGACCATTCCGGCAGCAATGCCCTCCCGATGGCGGATCGTGTAGACGATCTCGTTCTCATGCACGATGCGTGCTGCATAGAGGTTTTCTCGACCTCCGGCTTCCGTTTTCTGTGCATAGCATGTCGCCACGTGCTGGAGTTCCTGTGTCCGGTCGTTATAGTCATCTCTTGACTCCTTGTATCTGAATATTTCAATGTATCTGTCAAACATCGGTTTCGGAATAAGGGTGTACCCTCCAAGGCAGGAGGAGTTTCTCGGCAGTCAAAGGCAATTGGCTCACGCTGCGACCCACAAGGGCATCGCTTTCGTTGTCAAAGAGAGTTCCCAATATCAGCAGGACGGCAGCCTTTATCGCAGGCGGGAGCGTCTCTTCGGTGTATGAAGCCACATCTCTGTTGGTATAATCGGAAGCAATGCCCACAGCCATTTCGAGGTATTGGGCGATCATCCCATCCAGAGAAGTGTCGTCACCCACACGCAGGTGCATTCTTGCCGTCTCTACTGATATCGGTAGCTCCATGATGACTATGCTTTAGCGTGAACGAGTTTCTTGATAGGATTAGTTCCGGCATCGAGGAGTGTTCCATCCACTCGTGCGAATCCAAAGAGACCGATTGAGAGGTACTCTGCAAGGAGTTCGTTGAGTCTGATGACCTTGAATGACTTGACCATGCGGATCTTGTACTTGTTGAGATCACCGAAGAGGAGGGATGTGTTTCCGGCTCCTATGTCAGCCATGTCATCATTGATGATGTACGGCTTGCTGAAGATGGTCGAAGGCTGTCCGGAGATTGTGCCGTCCTGCCAGATATAGCGACCGTTCTGGTCTTTGAGCTTTGCCAGCTCAAAGAGAGTGTTGCGGTTGAACATGAACTTTCCGGTGCGTGCATATGCAGAATCCACACTTTTCATGAGGTCAAGCAGGTTGTCGAAAGTGATTGCAGCAGCTGCAGCCGACACACCGCTGTCTTTTGCTGCGGTAACGATACCTTTAGGCTGTCCGTTGCCAGATCCGGTCGTGAGGTGCTCATTGACACCACGTCCGAAGCTCTCGGCAAGGAGTCCGCTCAGAAGTGAGTCCAGATTGAATGCACTGTCCTGCAGGAGTTCCTGTGACACAGGGATGATAGGGGTACGGTAGGTGTACGCCTTGAGTGTCACACTGCCGAATGAAGGAGCACGCTTGCTGCTCTGTTCGTATTCTGCCACGATTGTAGCTTTAGCAGTAGTGTCGTTGATTGTAGGGAGGATAAGGTCGCCTCCATTGGAAGTGGTGATGATATGGCCAGCCTCGAACATACCGCCATAGCTCTTGAGTGCTATTTCAATGGAGTTGGCAAGAGTCTGCGGTATGATCACTCCTCCGGTGAGTCCGGTGATGGCAGCTCTTTCGAGGATTGTTCTGCTTTCCGGAGTCATGGATGTACCGTTGATGAGGTAGTCGGCAAAGGCATTGCGGTATTCCGCAGCCCTCTGCTCATCGCTGGCGTTTCCACGATTCTCGGTCTGCTGCTCAGTCTGTCTCTGCTGGATCTGCAGGAATCGTTCCTCTGCCTCCACAGCACTGTCAGCATTGTTGTACTCGGTCATGAGCGTGTTCCACCTCTGCTGCTCTTCTGCAGTCATGGCACGACCGTCAGCAGCCTTTCTGAGCTCATCAATCTGACTGAAGATCGAGGCTCTTTTTTCTTTCAGTTGTTTGAGTTTACCCATAATATTATCGGTTTTTAAGGTGTAATAGTTCGACTGTCCTTTTCCTGCTCTCGGATTCGACACATCCATCATCCGAGATGTTCTTGAAATGATCGGCTTTGCGTTCTTCCAGCTCACGGATGCTGGCTTCGGTGTCCTTATATGCAGGATGTACCACAAGCGAGACATCATGCAACTTGGAGATATGAAGGATTGTGCGTTCATCGAATTCGAGCCCGTTTTCCTTGTCTGCATACCGCCACTCATCGGAGTCCACTCTGAACTTGAAGGAGCACTTGGAAATGTCGCCTCTGCGTACCAGCTCCAGCATATCGTTTCCGGCAGTGGTGTTCGGCACTTCGAATTCAAACCGCAATCCGATCTCGTCAATGGATAGTTTGAGAGTACCGCTGCTGGAACGTGCGAGTATGTTGTCAATGCTATGGTTGAAGCACATGACCACATCGCTCATGTCAGTGCCTTCGAATGCTCTGTTGTCTATCTTCTCCTTGAACCATCCCATGATGGGCTCGCTCCATTTGTTGAACTTGGCAGCATAGCCTGTAATGGTGCGTCCTTCTTTTGCTGCCCGAAGTTCACTCTGGCTGCATCGTATTTCCGGTGTGTCAGTCTTTTTCATTGTCATCCTCGTTGTTCTTATTGTCCTCATTGTTAGATACCGGCTCTGGAGCAGGTGCTGTCTTTGCGTGTTCTATGGTCTGCATGTTAGCCTGCACGAAATAGGTGTCGCCACCATCGTAAGAGTTCATGTCTTCCAGAGTGCGGATCTCGTTGGCACTCATAGCACCGATGAGATTCATGTTCTTGTAGTATTCGCTTCGGGTCTTGGCATCTCCACGCAGGAGTCCGTTCAGTCCGAAGAGGAAGTAATAATCTTCGAACTCATCCTCACGCAGTAGCTTGCGGTTGAATTCCTCTTCCAGACGCACAAGATAAGGCAGGAGGCAGTATTGGACGAACTCCATACCTTGATGTTCGATATTATTGTTCGTTGCTCTTTCGAGGTCTGCAATCATATGCGGAGGTACTCCATAGATGGTTGCGATCTCTGTCTTCTGGAATTTTCGGGTTGCAATGAACTGTGCATCTTCCGGAGGGATCGAGATCCTTTCGTAGGTCATTCCTCCTTCCAGAAGCAGAGGTGTATGTGCGTTGTGAAGTCCGGTACTCTGGGCGATGAGGTCATTCTTGAGTCGCTTGTATGCTTCCGGCTTGAGTGTTGACGGATACTTGAACACTCCCGACATGTTACCGCCTTGATTGAAGAACTTTTCTCCATATCTCTGTGCGGATACGGACAGAGACAGGTTGTCACGATGAACTGCAATCGGGCTCTTTCCCTTGTAGCCGTCAGTGGATATTCCTTTGAGGTGGATTATGTCGTAGCATGGGATGAACAGTCCGGTATTGTCCCTATAGAATAGTTCGTCATCATAAGTGAGGATCGGCTCAATATCGTATGGATGCAGGAGCTGCAGTCGTACAGGTCTGAAGAACTTGTCCCGATAGATGCGAGCATATCCGTTACCCCAGAGCGTGCAGCAGATCATTAGATGGTGCATCAATGCGAATCGTGTGAGATAGGAGTTCGGCTTCTGTAGCAACAGACTGCAAGGGTGTCCTTTGGCTTTCTCTCTTCCATTGCTGGTGCGTTTATACAGGTGGATCGGCAGAGTACCTACGGTCTCGGACAGAATCCTCACACATGCCCATACTGCTGATATGGCGAGAGACCCTTCTTCGGAGACATAGACAGCCTTGGTGTTATCAGAAACGGTGTCAGCGAGAAGCGTTTGGTTGACTGCGGACTCGAACTCCGAAGATGTCATACGCTTCTCGCCACGACTGAAAGATGAAGCAAGGTTATGAATAGAAGAGATGAGGTTGAGAAGTCTTGACACCGTTATTTCCATTTATGGTTTATCGGTGGCAAACATACTTTCAGCGTGGGGATTCTTTTGTAAACCGAGTTTACAGTCTGGATTTTCTGTTTCTCTTCAGAAGGACATTCCGGAATGAGTCATAGTCGGAGTATCTCCGTCTGCCGAAGATGGTCTCATAGAAGCTCTCCAGCGACTCGTATGCTATGTGTGCTGACGGATACAGGTCTTTCATAGAATTGAAATATATGAGAAATCCATCCTCATAGAGCAGGTGACGTGCTTTCTCGCTGAGTGGAATGATAGCAGATAGTTCTGCCTCTATCTCCTGCCGGAGCTTTATTTCAAGGCTGGTGCATTTTCGTAGTGGCATGATCAGAGTGAGAGCATTCCTCTCTGGTTGTAAGGGTTGTTGTCTTCTTCAGATTGAGCCGTCATCCATTCTCCGAGAGCCATGATGGAGGCTACGATTCCATCAATCTTCTGGACTGACTTCTCCTTGTCTGGCTTGATGTTTCCGGCAGGATCTGTCTTGACCACAGTGGATGCTATCATCCATCGCAGCACAGGGTTTCCGAAGTGTTCGAGTTTCTGCGTCAGCACGATCTTCTCGAACTCTTTGGTTGGTGCTCCCATAGAGCCATATCCTTGTCCGAAAGGACTACATTCCATTCCTTCATTTTGCAGGTCAATAATGGTCTGGGATGCGTTCCATCGGTCGTATGCTGTGGACTGCAAGTCGAACTCTTCGACGATCTGCAGAATGTCAGCCTTTACAAAGTCATAGTCAAGGATATTACCAGCAGTCACTTTCACATAGCCCTGCTGCACCCATTTGTCGTAGTTGATGTTCTCCTTGCGTATCTTCTCCAGCATTTTCTCCTCCGGAATCCAAAAGAAGGGCAGCAGTTGGAAGTGGTCGTTCTCATGGAACAGCAGGACAAAGGCTGTGATGTCAGACACATTGGACAGGTCAAGACCGCCCCAGCACTGGCATCCTCGTAGTGATTCTCGGTCAGTTGTACCGATGCATTTCTGCCACATATCATCAAGAATCCATGTCTTTTCTGCATCCACCCAGAGGTTTACATTCTTGGTCATCACATTGCGGACGGCCTCCGGTCTGTTCTTGGCATCATTGACCTGATCGGAGAGGTATTCCGGAAACACAGAGACTCCAAGATTGGGGTTGGACTTGATCCACATCTTCGGGTTGTCCCATTCCTCTTTGCTGTCAAGGGTGTAGATGATTCCGAAGAGAGAGTCATCCTCATTGATGCCCTGCAGCACCTTGATGACATTGCTGCGATAGGCATAGCAGGCTCCGTTCTTGTTGAATCCGGCTGTTGTAATTATGAACATTAGAGGCTGTCTTCTTGCACCGAATGCTGACTTGATGACATCGAACATTCCGGAGTCCTTGTGGGCATGGAACTCATCAATGATACCGCATGATGGGTTGAGACCGTCATGTGTGCCGTAGTCAGATGACAGGGGCTTCATTGTGCCTCCCTTGAGTTCATATACGATGGAGTTGCGATAGGGTGACAGGTAGTTCTTCAGATCTGTCTTTTTGACGATCTCCACAGCATCGGAGAAGCATATCCTCGCTTGATCCTTGACGGTGGCTGCAGAATAGACTTCCGGTCTTGCCTCACCATCCGCAAAGAGCATATAAAGTCCTATGCCTGCCGACAGTGCTGTCTTGCCGTTCTTACGTGCGATTTCCACATAAACATAACGGAATCTGCGAGTGCCGTCAGCCTTCATCCATCCAAAGATGTTCCAGAGGATGAACTGCTGCCAAGGCTCCAACTTGAATCTTTGGCCAGCCCATTTGCCCTTCGTATGTTTGAGTTTCTCTATGAATCCGATTGCTCGCATAGCAGCCTTGCGATCAAAGTACCATCCCTTGTCCAGAGCATTCTCCAGATCATTATAGTACCTCTTGATGGCAAGGGTTACAAATTCACAGACCAGCACTTCTCCGTTGAAGACCTGCTGGGCATATTGTTCCGCTGGGTGTAGTTTTGTCTTGCTCATTGCACATCCACATCTTCAAAGTCAGCAAAATCATCCTTCGGCTCGTTTCCGGAGAGCAGGGCTGAGACTCTGTTTCTGCTTGACGGAGTCATTCCAAATTCTACAGCCAATGACTTGGCTGCCGACAGAGCACTCTCTGCAATCTTCCTCTTCGGGTTTACCTGTGTGATAAATCCTGTCTTGGTCGCCACCTTGACAGTGTATCCTTCCTTCTCCAGATCCTTCATCATGTCGTGATACAAAGCCATCTCCCTACAATAAGCGATGACCAGATCCACTCCGAGGTGGTCGAGAATATTATTATAGATCAGTTCAGTTGCAACGATAGCAAAGATCTTCTTTGCAGTACCTTTGAGTCCGGACTTTGGAAGTGTGATCAGAGTCTGAGTCGGCAGAGTTGCGATCTTATTCTCCATCCTGCATGGCTGATCCGTTCCACGCAGTGCCTTTATATTGTCCGGCAGTTTCTTTCGTCCTTTGGCCATATTGAAATTTTTAATAACTTTGTGGCATGTGTACATTGCCTTTGCGTTTGGCTGTGTATTCATAATGTAATTTTTTAAGTGTGGGAGGTCTTCGCAGCGATGTGAGGACTTCCTCTTTTTTCCAATTTTGCACGCACGTGCGAATGTTTTGGGCAGCGATTGAAGTCGCCAACCTCCGAAGGAAATCGACCCCCTATCCCCGTAGTTCATGCGACCGATTCGCAGACCCTTTATCAAAGAGTTACGAGCATTTTCGGGCAGAATTTCTGCAGTTCATACGACCGAGCCAATTCTTTGACACTTTGCCACTTGTGGAAAATCAGAAGGAGCAATTAATTTTATGTTCATTTAACTGACTGTCAGTTTGTTTCAGTTTTTGATCTTTTCGATATAATTCGGGCAATCATGTCGCTCGGACTATTCTCCAGAAGTCGTCTCTGACGAGCCATGTCTATGTAGATCTTGGTGGTCGAAGGGTTGTTATGTCCCAGCATGTCCTGTATGGTTTCTATGCTGACTCCTTCCTCGACCATCAGCGATCCGCAGGTGTGTCGCAATGAGTGAGCAGTGATCTTCGGATCATCAATGCCGATGTCTCGTAGCCTCCTCTTGATGATAGTGGAGATTGATCCTTTGTTTATTCTCTCGGCAGTTCCTCCACGCACATGGTTGATGAATAGCGGAGAGCTCATCCCAAAGTCGTCAGTCCGGCAGGATATATAGTCTTCGAATGCTTCCATGACTTCCTCCGAGACAGCCACGATGTCATGCTTGTCAATGCAGCCTTTGCGTTGGATATGCAACACTGGCCGTCCTTCCACCATATCAAAGTCTCCGATGTTGGCTCTCTGAACTTCACATGTGCGTAGCCCGTTGGCAAGCATCAGCAGGATTATCAGTTTGTCACGCTTGCCGATGATGTTTGTCGTGTCAATGGCAGCGACCAGATCCACCGATTGCTCACGTGTGAGAGGATGCTTGTAGTGCTCCCTCTGCCGGAAGCTGCTCTTTATGCCGGAGCCGATGTCCTCATAATATCTCTGGCTGCTGCAGTATTTGTAGAACAATTTGACAACGGTCACATAGCCGTTGACTGTGAAGATGCTCTTACCTTGCTCGGCAAGGTGCTGCTTGTACAGAACGATGTGAGTTCTGGTAGGACTTCTCGGATCGACTCCCTGTGATGAGAGCCAGCGATGCCAGATCTCGATCTTCCTCCGGTAGTCCGCCCTTGATGCAGGAAGGCAGTCCAGAGTTGAGATCCATTCGTTGACTATTTCTGAAAGTTTTAATGTTGTTCTCATGATGCTTGAAGTGGAGGTGAGGATAAAAAGAAGTGGCTGGGTAAAATGAATGTGGAATATGTGCTTGCAACCATTAAGCTCCACAAAGGGTGATTAATAGTTCTTCCAGCCACTTCTCTCTTCATCCGTTTTTAATCCATAATACCTCCTTTGCTGATTGTTACTTATCCTTTGCTGACTTGGTCGCATGGCATGCATTGCAGAGGCTCTGCAGGTTGTCCAGATCAAGCGGTGCACCGCCTTTGTTGATCGGGACGATATGGTCAACCATCTGTGCAGGTGTCAGCTTTCCCTGCTGCTGGCATATTTCACACATGGGATCTTGATCCAGCTTCATCTTCCGGAGCTTTCTCCAAGGAGTGCTCTGATAGAATTGTGTGTTGTGATGCCTGTATCCCTCGAAAGGCTTTCTTTCCGGTATCCAAGGTCTCCGTCTGGTCTTTTTGATTACAGGCATTATTTCAGTGTGGTCTTTTTCTCCGGAGTGAGAGGATCCTCCAGAACAATATTCTTGACTCTGACAAACCGCCTCTCATACGGATGTCGCTTCTTCAGTTCCTCGATTGTGAAGTCAAAGTCTTGCAGATCCTCTGTGAAGACAAACCTCTCATACTTCTCGAAGTTTGTGAACAAGGCATCCAGATCCGGCTTCTCAAAGAGCAGAATCTCGCCATCGTGCGTGGCATACTTCTTCTTTCCATTGGTCAGCACGAACACGACTCTCCACTCTCTCATACCAGCTTCTGCTTGTAGTCCTTGAGCTTCATGAACAGTTCAAGTTCGAGTTTTACGATCTCTGGAGTCGGAAAGCGACCTGTCTTTCGGCCTTTGACATACTTGAGGTGCATCTTGTTGATGAAGATTTCCGCATCCTTTTTGTCGATCTGGGGTGCTACTCCGACATAGCCGTTTGGCACGTGGGTAGTCGGAGGAATAATTGTCTGGAAGTCGCTCAAAGCATAGTTGTAAACGAGCGATACAATTGTGATTTCAATCATGGTATATGTGTTTTGATTATTTGCGTAGGCTGTCTCCTTTGAAATGAACTGTCCGGCAGAGATGGGCAAGTCTGTCAACTGTTCTCTCTCCATAGCGGTCAAGCAATTGCAGTTCGGTGAGATTGGTGGATATGAATACCGGACGGTGGTATCTCTCGGCAGCATTGAGGATCATGTTCAGTCCTTCGGTCTTTTCTCCATAGTCATTCATCATCGGCTCAACACCGACCTCATCAATGATCGGGAAACTCGTCCGCAGAAGTCTGTCCAGATAGGTCTCATTACACAGACTGTTCGGGAATAACCGTCCAAGGTCTTGTGCGTGTACTGGTCTTACATTGCGTTCATGCAGCCGGAAGAGCACAGGAAGGACATAATTCAGAATCAGACTCTTCCCACGACCACAATCGCCCATCAGCATCAGTCCCTTGTCGTTGGTGTTGGTCATCCAATCCACGATCTGATCGTATTCCGGAAGCCACACAAAGTCGTCAATGGTGTCATCCACCTGCATGAATATCCGAGTGAAGAGAGCCTTGCACTCCTGCGAGGTCTTGCCCCATCTCCAGCACCATTTCTGCCTTGGAGTGATGTGCTTCTCCTTGATCATCTGCTGGATAAGTTGTTCGATTGCCATTGTTTCCATATCAGTCGTTATTATCTGGTTTATTGTTTCCTGCGTTACGGAGTTTCTCCATCATCCTCTGTCGTCTTGCTTGATCATCGCTCTGGATGATCTGGCCGATTCTCTGGCCATATTGGGGTCTGCTTGCAGATGGCTGTTTAAGTTCGAAGAGCCCAGCCCAGTTGTTTGCCATGCTTGTCTCAATGATCTGCTGGGCGATCTCTGGATTCTCTCCGGAGAGTTTCTTAAGACGGGTAAGACAACTCTTTGCTCCAATCTCGCTCCTGTAACTCTCCTTGCGTACACGCTTGTATTCCAGCCACAGCAGCATCAGTTCTCGCCAAGGACTGTCTATGGTCTTGACCCACTGATCAATGCTGAATGCCTTTTCCTTTTCTTTTTTGGCGGAACTTTTTTCTTTTCCTTTTTTCGAAGAGGCAATACCGTTCTTTTTTCTTTTCTTGTTTTCTTTTTTCTTAAGAAGATCTGTATAGTTTAGGATAGGTGTTTCGCTCTGAAACGCACTCTGAAACGCATGATTGCCATTTTCGGCTGGCTGTGTTCCATTGTGTGTTTCATTCTGCGTTTCATTTTGTCCGTTGTTTTGGAACGCAAGAACGCCCTTCAATGAGTGAAGTGTGTAGAGCGATGAGTTGTTGCTCCCTTGAGGAAAAACATCAATTAGTCCGAAACTTTGAAGGCGTTTCCTTGCTCTGTATATCGTTGTCCGAGGCATCTGGGTACGACTCTCAAGAATTGAGTTTGATGCTGCAAACTTCTCTTTCCATCCGCATCTGTTGGCAATGAACATCAAGGCATGCCAGAGGGCGATTCCGGATGGAGTGAGATCATGAGTCTCCAGCCAATCGTAGAATAGTTTGATTTCAGTCAGATAGTTCATGGGATCAGAGATACTTTTGATAGAGTCTTTCGATTTCGCTCATTTCGCTCTTGCAGTCCTGCTGCAGCACAAGTCCTTTGTATTCCAGAAGACTGCTTTTGAGGATGCGAACACTTCCTCCCACATAGATCCTTTTGATCTTATGCTCATCGCACAGCCTGTCCACCTGCCGGACTGATCTGCCGATGAATTCAGCAGCTTCCTTTCTGGTCATCTGAACATCCACTTCATAGAATTTTCCGGTATCCAGAGTCCGGATAATATTTACCTTTTGCTGGAGAATATTTAGTCCATTCTGGATGTCGTCAAGGATTGGTTGTAGTTTCATTCTTGCTTCGTTTTTCTCGCTTGCAAAGGTCAATAGTCGAAATAAGGAAAACTATACACGTGTATATACACGCATAGTAGTTTTCCTTATAACAGGCTGATATTCAGCACTGATTATTCGACCTTCTTTTCTATTCGGTTACGAAGCGTGGTCAGATAGGAGGTGCTTTTTATCTTCCTATCCAGAATGTTTCGTTTCACATTACGAGGGTCACCGAGCTTGATGTTGAAGAATCTCTCGAACTCTCGCACGACCTCGGCAAAGGGTGCAATTGTTCCATTTGAGAGAGTGATGGCCGAATCCAGATCCAGAGCCACGAGAATTTCAGAGAGACATACAGCCTTGAGGCTCCAATGTAAAGGTGATGCTGCAGGAGGAGACAGCGGAGTGAAAAGATCCGGATACGAGAGTCTTTTCTCGTTCTGACGGAGATAAATCGTCAGTTTTTCTTGCGATTTCTTTATGAAATAATGAAGATCCGTCCCCCTTTTTTCCTTCCGAAATACCGAAGGTCAAAAAGCAGGTCGTTGAAAGTACGGTCGATACCGAGATATCCGGCATCGCTGAAGAGGAACTCCTGCAAGAGTAGGTCAAATTCGCAGAACTGAGCCTTTAACTCATCTGCATCAATGATGTGCTGCGACCGTACCGTTTGCATGAAACGGCACTCGGTCAAGTGATTGTGTTGTACCATAAAAATGAATGTTGGTTTGATTTTACATATCGAATGACGACTTGTGCTGCAATGTAGCACATTGGGGATTTTACTTTGTAAATTTTTCCTTTTCGTAAATATTTAGTGGATTGAAAATTAAACATAATAATCCGCATTCCGCTGCAGAAAATTACCTATATTTGTAAGTTGAAGCAAGATAAGATCCCAAATTAATATTATACATAACCTCACGCAAGTGAGAGGCGGGTATATTTGTATTGTAACAAGTGTTGTGAAGAATATAACAAGATACCAAGCAAAGTATCTGGCAAACTATCTGACAAGAAGGTTGCCTGCTAATGATATAGATAAACTTACTGCATCTTTACAGGATGCACAGGTTGATTTGACTCCCCATCAGGTGGAGGCAGCTTTGTTTGCCTTTAAGTCTCCTCTCTCAAAAGGTGCGATTTTAGCCGATGAAGTTGGACTTGGCAAAACCATAGAAGCAGGTATCATTCTGTCTCAGCATTGGGCTGAAAGGAAAAGGAATCTTCTTGTTATATGTCCGGCTAACCTAAGAAAGCAGTGGTCGTCTGAATTACAGGAGAAATTCTTTCTCCCGTCAGTCATAATGGAGACCCGTAGCTTCAACGAGCAAATCAATCAAGGAAATCTCAACCCTTTTGAAACCGACAAAATCGTCATTTGTTCATATCAATTCGCAAAGACAAAAGCAGCATATATAAAACACACAAAGTGGGATCTTGTAATTATTGATGAAGCTCATAGACTTAGAAATGTATATAAGCCCAACAATAAGATTGCTAATATCATCAAATCTTCTATTGAGGACAGGAAGAAGATTCTGATGACTGCGACTCCGCTTCAGAACTCAATCTTAGAACTTTTTGGTCTGGTTTCGATTATTGACGGATTTGTTTTTGGAGATATTAAGAGTTTCAAAAGTCAGTTCAGTCATGTGTCCACGGAGAATGATTACAATGAATTGAGAAAACGCCTTCAACCGGTATGCAAGAGAACACTCCGTAGGCAGGTTCTTGAATATATCAAATACACCAAGCGAATAGCGATTCTTGAGGAATTCTATCCTACTGAACTTGAGCAGAAATTATATAATATGGTCTCAGATTATCTTTCGAGACCAAGATTGTATGCTCTTCCTAATAGTCAGCGTCAGCTGATGACGATGATTCTTCGTAAACTGCTGGCTTCTTCAACCTATGCGATAGCCGGAACATTCGACAGCTTGATAAATCGCCTTGAGGCGAAGCTTCAGCGAAATGAGAGTCTTGTGTACGAGGATGTTGTTGAAGATTTCGAGGCAGATGAAGATGAATGGATAGATGATGAAGAGGCAGAAGAATTCGACACAGAAGAACTGCATCCGAGTGATATAGATGGGATCAAGAAGGAAATCAAGGATCTCACTGAGTTTAGAGATCTTGCAGCTCGTATCAAGAGGAACAGCAAGGCGGTACATCTGTTTACTGCCCTTGACAAGGGATTTGAACAATTGGATACTCTCGGTGCAAATAAGAAGGCGTTGATTTTCACTGAATCCAGAAGAACACAGGACTTCTTATATGAACTGCTCGAAAGACAAGGATATGCTGGAAAGGTTGTAAGATTTAATGGAACGAACACAGACCCTCAGTCACGAGAGATATACAATAATTGGCTCATAAAGAATAAGGGCACTTCAAAGATAACCGGATCGCCAACTGCAGATAAGAGGGCTGCTATCGTAGACTATTTCAAGGAAGAAGCAACGATAATGATTGCAACAGAGGCTGCTGCCGAAGGAATCAATCTTCAGTTCTGTTCTCTGATAGTGAATTATGATATGCCTTGGAATCCGCAGAGGATTGAACAGCGAATCGGACGCTGCCACCGCTATGGTCAGAAGTTCGATGTTGTTGTGATAAACTTCCTCAATAAGTCCAATGCAGCAGATGTTAGAGTCTATGAACTGCTCGATGAGAAATTCAAACTTTTCGATGGCGTTTTTGGGGCGAGTGATGAAGTGCTGGGAAGTATCGGAAATGGAGTTGACTTCGAGAAGCGTATCTCGCAGATCTACAACGAATGTCGTACAAATGAGGAGATAGAAAGGGCTTTTGATGCACTGCAGGAGGAACTGAAAGAGGAGATTTCAGAAAAGATGATCAAGGTGCGTACAACACTGTTAGAGAACTTTGATGAGTCTGTGCAGGAGAAATTGAGAGATAACTTGGCTCTGAGTCTTTCTAATCTTGATGCCTTTGAAAAGAAACTATGGCTTTTGACTCAGTTTGCACTGAAGGATAAAGCACGGTTTGATGAAGACTCTCACAAGTTCTGGATTGACAATGGCAGATACGAAGGAGCCTATTATATGGCATCTCAAGTTACTCCTAATCAAGCCTTGTCTGCTACTTCGCAGATTTATCGCATCGGACATCCGCTCGCACAGGATATAATCTCAGAATCCAAGTCGGTAGAATTGCCGTGCAAGGAAATTATTTTTGATTATACTCATACGGCAGGAAGGACTGCTTTGCTTGAAAGACTGGTGGGAAGCAGTGGCTGGATGAAGGTAGCCAAGATATCGATTGATTCATTTGAGCAGGAAGATCATTTCCTCTTTGCTTGTCAGACAGACTCCGGAATAGAAGTGTTCTCGGAAATTGCCGAGAGGATGCTGATGCTTAATTCATCGGAGAGAGAAGCGATTGCAATTCCTGCTGAAATTCAGCAATGCCTTGATGACACGATTACAATGTCTCGAAAGGATATTGTGTCCATGAGTGCTGAACGCAATCAGATATTCTTTGATGATGAGATGGATAAATTGGACTCGTGGGCTGGTGACATGAAGGTCGGACTGGAAAAAGAAATTGCAGATCTTGATGCTGAGATACGACTCCGCAAGTCGGAAGCAAAGAGGATGTCTTCGTTAGCCGACAAGGTCGCTGCTCAGCGTGAGATAAAGGAGATGGAACGAAAGAGAGCGGAAAAGCGTATGAATCTTTTTGAGGCACAGGATGAGATTGATGCGAGGAAGGAAGATCTGCTCGTCAAGATTGAGCAGATGCTGGAGCAGAAGATTGATGAGGAGGAATTGTTTACTATTAGATGGAGGATTGTATGATGACGATAGATGAACTTATACAAGAAGGACAAACCTTCGAGATAATGATAGAAAACTCTTATTACACGTTGGAAAATGGTGTAATGGTATGTCATGACACGACAGAATACATAGAGGATGGCGATCGATATATCGCTTGGTTGGAAAAGACTAAAAGATTCATTGCAGCATCATATCCGGATGATAGGGCTATTGATGATTTCGAGGAAGCATCTATTACCATTTCTAAAAAGTCGCTATATAGGTTACTTGCTATATTGAATGCTCTTAAGGAATGCCCTGCGAAATGCAAGAGAAAAAACACTTCTGAAATACCTGCTACAAGCATTAGTGTTGTGCAGTCTCAAAATCAAAGTCAGTCACAAAATCAGCAGCAATCTATTGATGTTGTACTCAAGGCGATTAGAGATGAATTGACAGGACGGCAATATGAAGAATTGATATCTATAGTTAAGGAATGTGCATCTAAGGAGGAGGCAAAGCCCAAGATTATAGAGAAACTAAAAAATTTTGGAGAAGGAGTACTATCAGGCGTTTTAACGAATATTATTACATATCCCGAAATATGGGCAATGTTGTTAAGCAAATAAAGATGAGTGATAGCAATAAAACTAAATGGAGCTGGGTTGTACTTGCAATGTTTATGTTGCTGATATTCCCAATAATTCTAAATTGGTTGATTTTGAGACCAGCCATTGTTGAAGTCGTCGGAGATGGTACAGATTGGCTTGGATTCTGGGCTGCATATATTGGTGCGATTGCCTCTTTTGCTATGGTAGTACTCACGTGGTGGACTCTAAAGCAGAGTAAGATTCAGAACGATGCTTTGATAGCTCAAAACGAGGAAATTCTTCGGAATAACAGGGAACAATTAGATGAGTTAAAGAGGCAATGGGATGAACTTAATCGTCCGAATATTTGTGTAAATGTGGTAGTATATAGCACTGCGTTTTATATACAGATATCAAATGTGGGTAACACAGATGCCCATAATGTATGTCTGTCTTTTAATGATGAGTTTATCTCGAATATTAAGCCAGATATTCAACCATATTTTAAGAAAGTAAACGACTCTCCTTTTTTTGTTGAACGAGGCAATAAAAGGTATCTGTTTATAGGGTGGTGCAAGGAAATCAATGATGCTTGGCGTGAAAAGGATTTTTCAATAATAGTAAAAGGAACTTACAATGATATCTATAGCATAAATAGAACTATTCCTATTACTGAGTTTGTGGATAAAGGATTCTTTGTTGTTCATTCTGAGACAGATAGATTGTTAGAGCATATCAAGAAAGGCACAGTAGTGCAGAATGATCAATATTACCCGATACAGAAAAGTTTAGATATTATTGCAAAGAATATAGTATCCTTGGATAAGTCTCGCAAGGAATCTGATGAAGATAAAAATTAGAGGTATGTCACAAGATAGAAAACTACAGAAATTGGAACTCACATGGGTGGGTAAGTATGATGAGAAACCTGCTCTTGAACCGAGGATTCTGATCGAGAATCCGGAGTATTCCTATGGAGATGGTGATACTGGGAATATGCTGATTCATGGAGATAACCTTCTGGCTCTGAAGGCTCTTGAACAAGAATACGCAGGTAAGATTAAGTGTGTTTATATAGATCCTCCGTATAATACAGGAAGTGCTTTTACTCATTATGATGATAATTTGGAGCATTCAATCTGGCTCAATCTGATGCGTGAACGATTAGTTCTCCTACGCAATTTATTATGTGAAGATGGTAGTATATGGGTAACTCTTGATGATAATGAAGTCTTTTATTGCAAGGTGTTGATGGATGAACTGTTTGGTCGTTCAAACTTTGTTGGTAGCATTATATGGGAAAAGGCAGATAGTCCCAAAATGGATCCTAAGTATTTCTCAACAAGACATGATATGATTTTGGTGTATGCCAAAAGTCTTGATAGACTTACAATTAATCGTGAGAAATCAGATGAAATCCCAGAACATTACAACAAGATTGATGAGAATGGCAGACGCTATTATTTGAAGCCAATGAGGGTAATGGGTGGAAATGTTAGTGAGAGCCTGTTTTATCCGATGATAGCACCTGATGGGACTGAAGTGTGGCCTATATCTTCAAAAGGACAGAGGACATGTTGGAGATGGAGTAAGAGGAAAACAGAAGAAGAAAGTGAAAGAATAGAATGGGTTAATGGAAAGAATGGATGGTCTTTATATTTCAGAATATATGCAGATTCAAGTAAAGGCACTCCGGTACAGACAATTTGGACACATCAAGAAGCTGGAAGCAATAGAACATCAAAAGCCGAGATCAATCATTTGTTTGGTACTAATACATTTGATACTCCGAAGCCGGAAAAATTACTTTTGAAAGTTATTAATGCTGCTACTGAGGAAGGAGATATTGTTCTTGATAGTTTTTTAGGATCAGGAACAACATCAGCAGTTGCACAGAAGATGAGACGTAAATATATTGGTATAGAAATGGGAGATCATGCATATACACATTGTTTCCCTCGATTAAAAATGGTTACCGATGGCACGGATCAAGGTGGTGTTAGCAAATCTCAAAACTGGACAGGCGGTGGTGGATTCAAGTTCTATGAATTAGCCCCAAGTCTTCTCAAGGAGGATAAGTTCGGCAATCTTGTGATCAATAAGGAATATAATGCAGATATGCTTGCTGCAGCAATGGCAAAGCAGGAGGGATTCACTTATTCACCAGATGCTGATACTTATTGGAAGCAGGGATACAGTTCTGAAACCGACTTCATTTATACTACGACTCAGTTCATGACTGCCGAGGGTCTGGCAGCAATACACGAGACAATGGGAGAGGATGAGTCATTGCTTATATGTTGCACATCTTTCCAGAAGGAATGTCGTTCAGCGTTCCCGAACATCACTATCAAGAAGATTCCTCAGATGCTTCTCGGCAGGTGCGAGTTCGGCAAGGATGACTATTCGTTGAATATTATTGATATGCCTCAGATTGAAGATTATGATGAGGATTTCGAGGGTGAAGATAATGTGCTGGAGGAACAATCTGACGATATGACACTTTTTTAATGGTTAGGCTATGAATCAGATTGTAAACAATATAAAGCAGCGTTTGTCGCTTCGTGAGCCTTTGGCAGAGGCTTTGACTGTCGTGGCAAAATTGACAGACGCTCTTGAACTGAAAAAGCCAGCAAATGTTCTGGATGATGCAGAATATCTGAAACGGGAACTTGCAAAGGCGAAGGCTGTTTGTCCTACCTGCAAAGACTTTGAGAGAGATTTCCCATCTTTCGCATTCTCGATTGCTACCGGTATTGGCAAGACTCGTCTGATGGGAGCCTGTATTGCCTATCTATATCTCAAGTATGGAATTAGACATTTCTTTGTCCTTGCCCCTAATCTTACGCTGTATGAGAAGCTGATCCGAGATTTCGGAGATCAGTCATATGAGAAGTATGTATTCAAAGGCTTGGCGGAGTTTGTTCATAATCCTCCGGTGGTCATTACGGGTGATAACTACAATACGGCCAAAGGTATATTCTCCGAAAAGGAGATCCAGATCAATGTCTTCAATATCGCAAAGTTCAATACCGACAGCAAGGAAGGTGGAAAGAAAGGTGCTCCAAAGATGAGGAGACTTTCTGAGTATCTTGGACAGTCATACTTTGAATACCTTTCTGCATTGGATGACCTTGTAATTCTGATGGATGAAGCTCACCGTTACCATGCGGATGCTTCAAAGAAGGCAATCAATGAACTCAGGCCGATTCTTGGTCTTGAAATGACAGCTACTCCTACTGATGAGAAAGGAAAGCCGTTCAAGAATATTGTGTATGAATATAATCTTGCACAGGCTCTTGCTGATGGCAAGTATGTAAAGATTCCGACTGTAGCGAAAAGAAGGAATTTTCAGAAAGGAGATTTATCGTCTGAAGAATTGGATGTTTTAAAGTTGGAAGATGCCATAAGTATTCATGAGAATACTAAGACTCATCTTGAACTATACGCAAAGAATCACAACCAGCCTCTTGTAAAGCCATTTATATTGGTTGTTTGCCGAGATATCAATCATGCGAAGGAGACCTTCCATCGCCTTGAGGAAGATATGTTTGACGGCAGGTATAAGGGCAAGGTGCTTCAGATAGACAGTTCGACCAAGAAGAGTGAGGAAGTGGATCAGTTGTTCGTCTCTTTGGAACATCCGGACAATAGGATTGAGATAGTCATTCATGTCAATATGCTGAAGGAAGGCTGGGATGTCACCAACCTTTATACGATTGTCCCTCTTCGTGCAGCAGATGCCCCTATCCTTGTCGAGCAGTCAATAGGTCGTGGTCTTCGTCTTCCATACGGTGGTAGAAGGACAGGTTTTGCGGATGTGGATAAGTTGACTGTCATTGCACATGAAAATTTCGAGGCTGTAATTGCACGAGCTAAAGATCCTAATTCTGTTCTCAGTAAGTTCCAATATGCTGAATTGGATGAGGAGGATATCAAGAAGGAGCCAAGCAATGTCGTGGTAGCACAGACAAGACTTGATTTGCAGGAAGAGAAGGAACTTGCAAAGGCAAAGACAGAAATTGAAAAGAAAACTGCACAGGTTGTGTCGGATGCGAGAAGGGCTGTATGGGAGGTTATACCTCAATTCAATAGTTCAGTCAAGACGCTCGGAGATCTTCAGAAACCGGAGATCGTTCATGCCATAAAGGAGATGACCAAGAGAAAGATTGAGGCAAGTGCCCGTCAGTCAGATCCTCTGTTTGCGTCTCAAGTTGCGGAGCCTCGAATCCAAGAGGTTGATAATGTTGTCGAGGCAGTCATAGTGGACTTCATTAAGAATATTATTGAGATCCCGCGTATGACAGTTCAGCAAGAGGCATTTAAGGCTGAGTTCAGATGGTTTGATCTGGATACGTCTTTTGGCTTCTCGCTTCCGGAACTCAAGGATGAGATCATTCGAGTTGGGCTGGTGGATAATGAGACTGAAATCATAAAAGCTCAGACCAGCGGAGCATATGCTGATCCAACAGCACAAATAGTCGCTGCTTTGCTTGACTACGATGAGATTGACTATGACGACAATGCCGATCTCATATATCATCTGACAGAACAGGCTCTTGAAGCGATCAAGCGTGAATCCAAGGAGGATGCGGATATCAGAAAGATTGTGTCGCAGTTCAAGAAAGGAATCGCCAAGACAATCTATGATCAGATGATGCGACACTTTGTCGTACGATCTCTCGGATATACGAAACCGAAAGTGTTGCCATTTGTCGGTATCTCACAGCAGCATCTTACTGAGGTTGTTGGCTATGGCAGAACGGATTTCAGAGATGTAGTTCCTCCGAAGTTTGTGACCAAGTTCATCTTTACCGGATTCCTGAAGTCTTATTATACTGAATGCAAGTTCGATAGTAAGACTGAGCAGGACTTTGCTAATGTCTTGGAGGCAGATCCGAAAGTAACCAGATGGCTCCGACCTGCATCATCGCAGTTCAATATCTATTGGTCAAACGGATCAAAGAGATATGAGCCGGATTTCGTTGTTGAAACCGAAAAGGTAATCTACATGGTAGAGACCAAAGCTGCAAAGGACGTAACCTCAGAAGATGTGCAGGCAAAGAAGAAGGCAGCAGAAACATATTGTGAAAACGCTTCAGAGTACACTCGGGCTAATGGAGGAAAGCCTTGGAGATATGTACTCTTGGCACACGATAAGGTTGACAGGACTTCAAGTTTCGATTATTTAGTTGCAGTCGGATAATTTTTCTTTGAGGCAGGTTGGCAGAGATAAATTTTTGTACATTTGTAAGTTGGAAGCAAATAACCACATAATATGAAACACGAAGCAGGGTATGTTTACATTCTGACCAATCCGAGTTTTAAGGAGGATTGGGTTAAGATAGGCAAGAGTTCTCGTCCGGTGGATATCCGTTCAAAGGAATTGGATAATACTGCTGTACCTCTCCCGTTTGAGATCTATGCCACCATGAAGACGGTCAAGTATGAACAGGTGGAGAAATTGATCCATAAGACTATTGACCGTCTGACTGATCTTCGTATTCGTCAGAATCGTGAGTTCTTCAATGTTCCTCCGGCAAAGGCCTTGGATATATTGAAGGATATTGCGATTACTTTGGATGATGCGGTTATTGAAGAAGTGCATCTTAAAGATAAGAAATGCCATGTTGAGGAGTCTGAGGTATCATCTGCATCGAGGAAACGCAGGCCTAACTTTAAATTCAGCATGGCAAATATACCTATAGGCTCAATGATAACCTTTATTCATACAGGGCTTGAGGTGCGAGTGGCAGATGATGACCATGTCGAATATGACGGAAGACTATATAAACTCTCTCCGTTTGTAGGAACCTTCCTTCCGGATGAGAAGAGGACTCCTTCTAATTCATATTGCGGAACGGATCATTTTACATATAAAGGAGAGATACTTAGTGCCATTCGTGATAGGCTCGAGCAAAAGTAATGGAACATCTTGTTACATACTCAGAATACTTTTCCAATCTTCGCACAGCCCAGAAGTTAGGAATGTCTGCACCGCATAAGGCAATCTTGCTTTTGAGTGTGATGGAACTCATTGAGTCCGGAGTCATAAAGAATAATCGTATAGAACTGACCGAAAGGCTGGAGCAGACATTCATGCGATTGTGGAAGAGGTATGTTGGAACATCCATCGTGTTTCAACCGAAAATTGCCACTCCTTTTTGGCACCTTCAGAATGAGCCATTCTGGAGTCTCTATCTTAATGATGGTAAGGACTTGAGTACAGTCACAAGCCCATATTCGGTCAAAAGACTTCGTGAGAATACTCATGCTATTATGGACTCCGAACTTTTCGCTTTGATGCAGGATGAAGATTGTCGGGCGAGATTGAGAGTCACACTGATTGGCCAGTATCTGCAGGATCAGCATATTCCTATTGATAAATCTTTGACTATATTGGCAGTAGTAGGCACATTGCTAAATTTAGCAGCATAAACAATAACACTATGAATAACACAAGAAGAAGACAGATTAAGAAAGAACTCAAGACTTTGGAAACAATCCAGCAGCTCGTTGAGGGATATTGCGAGCAATATAATGGTAAAGTTGTATCTGAAGAGGAAGTCGGAATAATTAAGGATGCCCTTGAAGATGCATCAAGTCTGTTGAGTGACATGTCTATGACAATTGATGATCTTGAGATGGAAGAGAGGGATTGTTTTGACAATCTTCCTGAAAGTCTCCAGATGGCTGAAAAAGGAGAAGCAATGGAGATGGCTGCAGATAATCTTGAAACAGCAAGGGATTGTGTCGATGATGCTGCTTCTAATGTTGACGATGTCGTTTCAGATCTTGAGGATTACGATAGCGAATCGGAACTTGATGTCGACTTTTCGAGTATTTCAGATTCAATAGAAGAAGCTATCGATGCCCTTAATGAGGCAATGGAATAGTGATGGTCGGCAAATACAAAGTCATAACTCTCTGCGGTAGTACGAAGTTCAAGGATCAGTATCTGGAAGCTCAGAAGCGTCTGACTCTTGAAGGCAATATTGTTATTTCCGTTGGCTTGTTTGGCCATAGTGGTGATGATGAGGTGTGGACGGAAGGAACGAAGGCTATGCTGGACGATATGCACAAGCGTAAGATTGATATGGCCGACGAGATCTTTGTCATCAATGTTGGTGGGTACATAGGCGAGAGCACCAGAAGCGAGATTGCGTACGCCAAGTCACAAGGAATAGGAGTTAGGTATTTAGAGCAGATTTAAATTTCGGCCTTGTTTATCGCTTTCCGGACTTCTTCTTTCCCGAAGATGCAGGAGAGTAGGTCAAGGCAGATATCAAGGGACTCTGATGCGGAACTGCGATCCTCAGTCGGAATGACAATATTAGGATTGAATGTTTCATTGGTGCTTGGAACGGACTCAAAGTCGTAGCGGTAGGTGTAACCCTCAGATTTTATTTCGATGTATTTCATTGCACGTTATTTTTAGTACAACGGCAAACATAAACAACATAAACAAGAACTTCAAGATAACTCCGGATTAACTTGCGTGTTCCAAAGACAAATCCCATCTTTGCACTGAAAGATGTGCAAGTTCTTTGATAAACAGGCAGTTAAGGTGCTAAAAAGTGTAACCTGCGTGTAACCTTCAAATCCTTTCCCTTTGTAAAGGGCTGTATTTATGAGGGTTGAGATGTAAGAGTTCGAATCCCAAACGGTACTGACGGAGCTGAATTTGCAGAAATTTAGGTGTAACCTATTTTAGAGGCAGCGACCATTGGTTACGATTTGGATACCAGAATCCGGCTATTTTTTGGCGACTTTACCTGCTTTTTGTTAGACGGAAACAGGACATGAAACCGCCTCTAACTCTTTGATAATCGGCATAATAAAAAGAAAATGAGGCAGTTACGAAAACTGCCTCATTTATTTTCTGGTGATTCGGTTGGGATTCGAACCCAAGACCCACAGCTTAGAAGGCTGTTGCTCTATCCAACTGAGCTACCGAACCGATCC